TAATCCTATATTTTTAGCTAACTGTAAACAGGCTATGAAAACAGGAGAACCTGGATTTAGTTTTAATTTTGGTGATAAACAAAATGAAACACTTAGGAATGCTTGTACAGAAGTTACATCTGAAAATGATTCTGACGTATGCAATCTTGGCAGCATCAATCTCGGCAATATCGACAGTCTGGAAGAGTTCAAGTCTGTCGTCACTCTTGCTGCGAAGTTCTTGGTCTGTGGCACCCTTAGGGCTGACCTACCCTACGCCAAAGTCTATACAGTTAGGGAAAAGAATCGGCGTCTCGGTCTTGGACTCATGGGCATCCACGAATGGCTACTCAAGCGTGGGCAAGGCTACGAAGTAACTCCAGAACTTCACCAATGGTTAAAGGTTTATAAAGATGAGTCAGAACGAGCAGCCAATGAACACTGTGACAGATTCTTCATCTCTCGTCCAGTTGCATATCGCGCAATTGCCCCTACTGGAACAATCGGCATTCTTGCAGGTACTACTACTGGAATTGAGCCGCTTTTCGCCGTTGCGTATAAACGCCGCTTCCTTACAGACGGAACCAAATGGCGATATCAATTTGTCGTGGACTCTACCGCAGAGCAGCTTATTCGAGACTATGACATTAAGCCTGAAACTATCGACACAGCCTACCGACTGAGCCATAACTTTGAACAACGACTTAAGTTTCAAGCGGACATTCAAGACTATGTTGATATGTCCATTTCAAGTACGATTAACCTTCCTCCTTGGGGTTCTAAGGACAACAACGAAGATCGTGTATCGGAATTTTCTGGACTTCTTGCTAAGTATTCCTCTAGGCTTCGCGGCTTTACTTGTTACCCTGACGGCTCTCGTGGTGGCCAGCCTATTACCGAAGTTCCTTACGAAGAAGCTATTCAGCACAAAGGAGTAATCTTTGAAGAGAACGATATTTGTGATATCAGCGGTAAAGGTGGCTCCTGTGGAGTCTAATTAGCCATGATCCATGTCCAGCCAATTGTCTTCACAGTCCGCTTCTATGAAGAAGGAAAGATCTATCCCGACCCCTTCATCGCGGTAGCGACTGTGCAGCTTATGGGGGCCTATACAATCTATGTCGGCGCTATGAACGGCAAGATCAATAGGCAGAATCTTAGAGATATGGCTAAGTACTTCAAAGACTTTGGAATCAAGTACGTCTTAGCCCAAAGGCACGGAGTAGTTAAACAATACCCTATTGAGGATTATCTGTGACAACATATTTATACTATGGCTGGGTTCACGGCTTTGGCTTAAGCATTGAGCATCTTGACTTACATGGGGGCTTTAGTATTATCTTAACTATAGCCTTCCTTCGCCTTCACTTTGTATTTATGGAGAGTAAATAGTGGATAAGTTTGTAGATAAGAATGGGAGGTTGTTTACTCCAGGCTGCACATTCATTAAAGAAGTCAGAGGAAAACAACGAACCTATATGGTGCATAAGATGTGTGCTACGCAGACTTTGCCAACGTTTGTTGTGAGGGCACTACATTGTCGGGAAATAGCTCCAGACCTGCCTTACTATAAACGAACCCGAATCACAGACCTAAAGAACACTATCATTATTGGAGAGACTGATGGCACGAAAACCAGCACCAAAGATTGAACCGCAGGACTTGTACGAAGAAAAGACGGTATTCGTCATCACCTATGTAGACAACACCACCTATGGGAAGTTTGTAGGTAGTATGGGCCGAGTACAGACACTGGATCAGGCTAAGCAGTTTGATAGTTATGATGACTGCAAAGACTATTTAGTGGAGAAGATGCTTGAGAATGTGTCTATTGTAAAGGTATGGGTATGAGCGACAAAGCCGTGGACTTTGAAGGCCGGGAGTTTCAGGTTGGGGATATCTTTGTCTCCGCGCAGCGTGGAAGTAGTTCTTTGTGGTTATCAAAGTATCAAGTATTGGAGATTATCCATAAACCGTCTTATTTTGATAAGGACGCTATGGGCCTGCGAGCTAAGCCACTCAGTAGCCGTTGGGGAGACATTTCTGAGAAGCCTGTTACCATCACAGCACTAAATCGATGTATCATCATTAACTCCGCTAACCGTGTTTAAACGGCTTTAAAGGCCCTTACAAGGCTCTGCTGGGCCTAGGTAGGTAGGAGGGTAGCTTGATGGCTCTGGAGAGCCTCCTAGGCCCTATTTTGGACATAAAAAAAGCCCCTCGAAAGGGGCTGTGAAGGTCACTAAGGAAAACGATTCTTAACTACTTAGTAAATGCGTCAGTCTTCTTCTGTGATCCGAAGGAGCTACCAAGCCAAAAGCCCATAGTTCCTGACAGCACATTACTGATGATGCCTACAACCAGCATCTTAACATTGTCGTCCCACTGCACACCATAAAGGCCAATAACAGAGCCAATGACTGCATAGACAGGCAACAACAACACCATAGAAACAATAAAGGCCGGATTCTTCCACAAGGGGACTTCGGCCTTTGTCATTTCTAAGGCAGCCTTCCTAGCCTCTACAATGCCTCCGCCAACCTCCACGATACCAAACCAGTTATCCTGCACAGCCTTTTCAACCACGTTAGCTGCTTGAGGGTCTTCTTTCAGTTTAGTGATTAAGTCTTGTTCGTTGGCCGCACCGATAGCATCTTTAGCAATGTTCACCACTGCTTCAGCGGCTTTTAAGTTCCGTTCAGCGACTTCGGAGCCAGGGAATAGTTCCCTTACTTTAGGCATGAATGCAGCGATAGCCTGAATAGCTAGGCCGATAATAGGTAATGGCACCATCTTGGATTCCTTAGTTGGTTGTGCAGTGTCTACTGTTCCTTCTGAATATTTGCCTCCATAGGCTTCGTAGACTGCCCTTGCTTGCTCGATAGTTCTCGTAGGCTGACCATAAGGGCTCCAAGGGAGACTAGCCCACTCCTTATTGCACTTTCGTACAGCCTGCTCAAATCTTCCAGCCAGAACATCATCTAAAGCACCCCTTCCAAGGATTAAGGCAACAGCAGCAAAGTCCTGTGTAGCAGGAGAGAAGTCAGGGAAGTTATACTTAGCGTCTAGGCCATCCCAAGTCCTCTCTAAGAACTGGTAAGCCCCTGCCGCAGTGCTGACTAGACCAGCAGCAGAGTTCTTAACTCGAGGATGGTCATTAAAGCTAGCAAAGGTTCCACCACCAAACATAGTCCGATAGGCTATGTCATCCTGTGAAGTCTCTCCAGCCCTGATGACTCTTAGGAAGGCTTGGACGTTGGTGTTCTTTAGGGCTTCGTTGATGTTATTCAAGACCCATATCCTTTTTAACCTTGGCTATGTAGTCCCTAGTTTCTTTAGGCATCTTGTCCATGCCATATTTCTCCAGGTTCCCTTGACCCCAGTTATAAGAGGCTAGGATTTTATCAGTGTCATTGCCATAGCGTTGTTTAATCTGGCTAAGCAGCATTCCTTTCATCTTGCCAGCATCATCAGGGTTTAGAGGATTAAGTGTACCGCCTCCTAACTTGGCTACATTGGCTGGCATGATCTGGTCAGCCCCCATAGCCCCCGACTTAGGGTTGAAAGCAAAGGGATTACCGTTGCTTTCTGCTTTCCTAACAGCATCCTCTAGGGAGAGTTTACCGCTACTTTTTTTTTGAGTGTTTAGGAACTGCTCAAAAGATGGAAGACCACCCTCAGCAGGCTCTGTAGGAGGAACAGTAGGAACTACTTCAGGAGCAATAGGCTGTTCAGGTAACTGAGTAGACTGTTTAGTGAATTCCTCAAAGGACGGAATACCTTCTTCCTCTTTAGTTGGTGTGTTAACAAATCCCTGCTGTGCTACGTTGCCTTGTAAGCCTGCTCCACCTAAGACTTTACCATAACGTACCGGAGCAGATAACTGCCAAGCATTGTCGGCTAAGTCTTTAGCCCGCACTTCAGGATTGAACAGGCTATTAAAGACAACATTCTTGTCCTTAAACACCATCTTCAAGCCTTCATAGGCTCCAGCAGCAGCCCTACCGGGAACTCCGTAGCCTGAAGCAAACTGAGCACCACCTACTGCTAACTTCTCTCCAATGTTCGGGATTTGCTGTGCAGGCGCATCAGTCAGAGCCTTCTTTACAGTCTCTACTTTGGCTAAGAAGTTTGCCTTGTCTGCTGGGTTAGGAAACAAGAACGACACCATTTCAGGGTCTTTCTTAACCACACTCTCATAGCCGTTTAAGAAGCCTTGAAGACTGAATGTTGGCTGTCGAGCACTGGAACCGACTACATCACCACTTTCCAGAAACTTATTAAAGAAGTTCTTACGGATAGTGTCCAAAGTACCGGCATACTGAGGATTAGAAAGCGTCTTAGTGACAAAGGCCCGCTCAGTTGGTGTCATAGCAGCCAGACGGTCTGCAATGTCTTCAGGACGTGTTGTAGCAGTTTCTAAGAACTGTTTAGCGATAGGCTGCTCAGCCCAATCAGTAATTGTGTTAAGACGACTAGCGAAGTTGTCTTTAGCCCGAATCAATGCCTTTGCAGCAGCAACATCACGAAGATTTTGTGCACTGTTGGCTGTGTTGTTCAGAGCATCCTTCCAAGCACCGCCAAGAAGTTTAGCATCGCCAACAGAACTACCAGGAGCTAAGTCAACAAACATATCACCTTTACCGAAGGCTACGTTACCATAACTCTCCAGCATGTTCTGGACTTCCTGCACAGTGGCTTTCTGTCCAGGCTTGATCTTACTACGTAACTCCACTAACTGATTATACTTACGGACCGTTGCAGCATCGCTGACATCTCCGCCATACTTCTTAATCAGGGTGTCTAAAGCGTCCTGCACAGGAGCTAAGTCCACAATAGCACGGTCACCACCTACCTGATGAGCCCTGCCAAAGTCTCTTTCAGCTAGTTTACGATGCTCTGCTGTCAATTCATCTTTGATGCTTGTGTAGGTGTCAGCAACCTTCTTACCCACAGCAGCAGAGTTCTCTACTTTCATAGCCTTAGCCAAAGCAGCCTTAGCCTTGTCGGCCCGTAACTGATCCCACTTAGCCACCGCATCGCCTAGTGTGGTATCCTTACCGGGCATCTTGGCTGAACTGGAGGCAGCAGCAGACTCAGCAGCCGCTGTAGCGTTGCTGTTAGTGGCTTCAGAACGGCTTAATGGAAACTCACTAGCCGGAACAGGCTTAGCACCAGCACCAGATAGGAGATTACGACCCCCGCGTAAAGCAGCATTACCGCCAAAGTTCCCTAACACATTAATAAAGAACTGCCCAGCCTTGCTATCAGGCGAAACAGTCTTTGCAATAATGTTGGATAAGGCTCCGATAACGGCAGACGGGATAGAAGCAATACCGGCAGCACCTTCGCCACCAGCACGAGCTAGGTCGCCTGCTTTGCTCTTATCTCGGGTATACCAATCCTCCGCTACAGGGATGTCTGTGGCGCTGGAGACAGACTCTTTGAAGTCTTTCTTGTTAAGGCTTTCATAAACCTTTGTAGGGTCTTCTCCACGAAGGATACGTTGAATAACTTTAAAGAGCACCGCTGGAGGTAGCTTCCCTGCAACATCAGTAGCGCCACCAGCAATGTCCATAGACCCGCTGATATACCCGCCAGCGGCTTCCCTACCTAGCGACTTCAGCTTTGGGGTATCAATAAGGTCTGCCAAATTATTCTCCTAAGTTCTTCTTAATTTCAGCATCAATCTTGTCTTGGGACCAACCTAAACGACGGCCTTCTTTGTTAGCCATGACGCGATACTGTGCTTTAGCGGCTTCAATATCAACACCAGGAGGAGCCTTTAGAGCAGGCTTTGCAGGAGGTTTAGGCTGTGTAGGGACTGCCTGAGTAGTCGGAATAGGCGGTGCAGCCGATTCAGGTGTGTCTGATCCAAACAAATCAGCACTAGCTCCTTTGTTATACCTGTACCATGCTTCTGCGGGAGGACGTTTATTCTTTTCAATGTCTTCCTGCACAGCCTGTCCGATCTTAGCGTGTTCTTTTACCTGCTCCTTGAACAACTTAATCTGACGGCGCATAACTTCTGGAGTAATATTAGCGTTGGCCCCGGCGGCTAAAAGTTGTCGGAGTTCTTCGTTAGAATCAGAACCACTAAGTTCTTTCATCTTAGGTAAGACAATATTAATAGCAAACGTCTTCAGCATGTCATTGTTGTCAATGAGCTTGTTAGCTGCTTCAGTAGTAAACCCTAACAAGCTAGCAAAGCGAAGCATCTCAACACGGGTATCTGCACCAGCGCCCGTGATGAGTTTTTCGTTGTTAATAAGCTGCTCAAGACCTTTGATTGTCGGAGCAATCTTCTTATATGTTTGGAATTGCGTATCCCAAGCCTTTGCGTTCTCTCCGCCTGTCTTTAGATAAAAGTCGTTCTCAGCTTTAGTGCTTTGATCTACTAACGGAGGCTTCTTGTAAGGCTCACCTTCATGGACTAGTTTTCCATCTCTGGTACGAAGCACTTCACGTTGCCATCCTTCTTTACCAGGAACACCCTCAACAGTCTTCTCTAAGTTACCCTGATTAGCTAAGTTAATAGCATCCTGCAACTCTTTAGCTTTCTTGTCATCACCGCGAGCAACGGCATCAGCATACTCAGCCTGTAGTTTACCAATAGGACTAAGTTTCTCCCGCATCGAAGCATAGGCAGCAGCATTGTTCTTACCAATCTCCGAAGCCGTCTTAGCCGCTGACAAGCCCTGAGCACGATAAGCATTAGCAGCCGACATAGCCTGCTCAGTTAAGCCTTTGCTGTTAAGCTTCTTAATAAGAGCAGGGTAGAACTCATCAGGCTTGGAAGGGTCTACGCCTTCGTCTTTAAGTTCATTCTTAACTTCCTCCATCGTCTTAGCCTGACGAACCCTTGGGTCTTCACGGCCTAACAAGCCATTGATCCCGTTCCCGATAGCCAACCCAGCCCTGGCAGACATACTACCAAGGTCTAGATTAGAGTTACGCTGTAGGAATTGCTGGTCTAACTGGTCCTGAATTGCTAACGGTGTAGGACCAAACATTGATTCTTGTTGCGCCATATTCAGTCCTTAAAGGTCGGCTAAGGCATCCCAGGCACTAACACCTGTTCCGCTGGATGTAGAGTCTAAGAATTGTCCTTGGTCGCCATAACTAGTAATAACGTTCTGGATTTGAGTATCAGACATACCCTGTCCTTTTAAGTACTTAGTGATCTGACCAATATAGTCAGTTGCACTACCACCCTGCGAAGGAGGACGCTGACCACTACCACGTGCAATAGCACTAAGCAGGCTAAACAGAGCATTGGTAGCTGCTCTGTTGCCATCATACCGTTGACCGATAGCATTGACGTACTGTTGGGTAGACGAATCAATCCCTCGGGCACTGTAGTCAAGATTACGGGTAATACCGCGCTCTTGCTGGCCTAAGTTGTAATCCAAGCCTTTGCCGAAGAGTCCCGTAACTTGGTCAGCACCACGAATCCGGGTATCTAATCCAGTACGAAGCCCTGTCTGATAAAGATCCGTAGTTCTACCTGCCCCAGTCATCCGAGCATCTGTGCCACGGTCTAATCCGGACTTCTCAATATTGGCACCCAACTGAGCACCTTGCAGCCCATTACTAAAGGCTGTGTTTCCGATGTTAGCGCCAAGTTGAAGCTGATTAGTTCCCTGTGTAGCAATGTTCAACGGCACAGCCGCAGCACTGGCACCCTGACTAAGCAGGCCACCACGTTGAGCCAATGCCTGATCCGCTGCTGTGGCCTGTGCTTTAAGGTTACGGTCTTCCAAGGCTTTGTAGTAAGCCACCATAGCTGGGTTAGCGCCAACACCACCAATAGAAGTAGCCGGATTAAGGCTCTGGAGCCCTGTCCTGCCTCTAGCCTGCTGCTGTGCCTGGATAGCCGCCAGAGACTGTTGATCCCCAGGTGCAAAGATACCCTGCATCAGGTCATAGCGTTGCTTAGCTAAGTCGTTTACATCAATCCCATTAGCAGCACCAAAGGACGATGTAGCAGCCGCTGTAGCGGCATCAGAGATACCTTGACTACCAGAAGTAGGGGTGAACTTCCCTGCACCGTCTGTAGAGCCTACATTGGTTGTAATGTTAAACGGAGTAAACTTCCCAACATCAGCCTTTGTACGGGCTGCTAAGCCTGCATACTTCCCTTCAGTCTGTGTAGCTAAGTTGTTATAGGTGTTACCTACTTTATCACCTAACATCCCATAACCCTGCTGATAAGTGTCAGCTAAGTCGTTATAGGTTTCACCAATCTTCATTCCAAGGTTCTCATAACCTGCTTGACCCTTAGCACCTAAGGTGTCAAACATCCCCTGTCCACGATCACCTAAAGCCCGGTATTCACCCTTAATACCATCACCTAAGACTTTATAATCCTGTGCGGCAGTGTTGCTAGCGTCTTTCAATCCAGCTAACTGTGTAGCCCCTGCTCCGATATTGAGCAGATTGTTTAGCATTCCATCACCGCCTGTGATAACACCGGCTACTTGGTCAACAATCCCGCTTAATCCGGGGATGGCCTTTAGAGCAGACAACACACTAGGACCAGCCGTCTTGACTAAGTTGGCAATAGCAGGAGCAAGCTGAGAGATAGGCGTCCCAGCAGCCGCAGCAGCAGCGATATCGGACACTGTAGCGCCAGCACCTAACGTCATAGGACCAGCCTGCACAATCGGTGCAGCAGCGGCACCGGCTGTAGTGGCAACAGGGGCTACACCACCGGCTGTAGAGCCGCTAAAGCCTAACATACCTGTGTCAGCAGAGGCTAAGCCGCCTGCACCGGGAGCACCTCCACCTAAACCTGCAAACTCTGCCGCAGCAGCACCACCAGCAGCGACTAAGATAGTACCTACAACTTGAGGAAGATGGTTACTCAGCCAACCACTATCACGCTCTACAGGGCTGAACTGAATACTATCAGGCTGTAGATTACCATTTGCATCAAACTTTGCAAAGTATTGACCGTACTTGCCACCAGCTAACTGAGTGTCAAAGGGCGGTGTTACAGGACCCCAATACCCGCCCTGACCGTCTGCTTGTAAGCCCTGCACATTGGCATTGCCATACGTCGGAGTCATATCTTCCCGACGAACACCGTCAGCAGAGCCCATCGGAGCATCAATAGGCTGCAATGGTCCAATGTTAACCATCTTTTGAGTTAAATATTGACGAACCTGCTCAGGCGTCATCTGAGCAAAGATAGTCCCTGCTTGTTCGGTATTAATAGCCATTGTTATCCTTAACTATATAGCATACCACGACCGCCCTGCTGTAAAGGTGTCATAGCAGTTGGGGCAGCACGCCAAGCAGAAGTATCCTGCACAGTTGCGAAGTTCTGGTTAGGAGTCGGGTTCTCCATCGAGGTACCATTGTTCCATCCAAGCATCGTCGTCCCCGCTGTTGTCGGCGATGCTGTCGGAAAAGACGGTATAGCCCCACCAACCTGATTACGGATGTCCTGTAAGCCCGGTAAAGGCTGTACAGGGGCTGCAATGCTAGGGGCAGGTGCTTGAGGGGCTGTCGTGGGCTGCAAAGCCCCCATGACCCAATTAATCCACTCAGGGCTACCTAGTTCAGGCTGTGCAGGCGGAGCAGAATAGGTTGTCTGCGGAGCCTGACCCTGCACAGTCACCGGAGCCATCCCATAGGGGTTCTGTGCAGTTAACTGTGCAGCTAATTGGTCATTCAGCATCCCATAACCACGCTGTGCTTCCGTTAAAGAAGCTTGGTAGCGAGGATCGTAGGCAGCACCAATATTGCCTTCGTTGTCCATGCTATATGTTGCTGTGGGCGGTGCCGCCGGTGTCTGAGGCGTCAGGAACCGCTCAGGGTTAGGCACAGCAAACTCATAAGCAGCTTGAGACTGTGACAACACCTGGTTAGTCTGTGGATTATAGACTTGACCGCCCGGTAAGGCAATCCAGCCAGGAGGCAGAGTAACATCAGCCATTAGTAAGTCCCTCCATCAATCGTACCTGTACCACTTAAAGTACCGGACAACGAAGTAATGCCAGTTAAGGTAACAGCATCATAAGTAACCCCTGTGGAGTCCAGCTTAGAACTGATAGCAGTGGCAATGTTATTAAACTCAGTGTTCAATGCTGTACCTAAGATTCTTTTATTAGGGTCAGTCGTAATTAAGTTGTCTTTGACTGCAAAGTCTACCGTTTTAGTGTAGTTACTCATAGTGTGCTAAGTCGTCCTTTCTTAACAAACACATCAATCTGTTGAATTGAGAATGGGACTCCATAGATCGGAACTTGGATACCTACTTGGAAGACTCTGCCGGAACCGCTTAGGTTTTGATGAACAGGACGGATAACGTTAGTGCTGCCGCCATACTCGCCAATTCCATACTCGGCCACATTATACTCAGCCACAGTTCCGCCTGAAGGAAACCGTTTTTGCACTTGATGCGAAAGTCCTGCATAGTCTGTGCCCCATAAGAAACGAATTAAGTAACCAGTGCCGCCGTATCCCATCAGTCTGAGAAACTTTAACACTTGGAGATTACTTAAATCCCCTGTGCTTAAGTGGCTGGAGACATAAGACATTTCATATAGAGCACCATTGTCTTTGTAGCTTGTAGAGGCCCTACCAATTCCGGTATCAAAGCCAAACACAAAGTCCTTATCTAATCGGTACTCCATCGAATACGGCGCAATGGACCACGTAGTTGCTCTAGCTGCACCATCCTGAAGACGTTGTTTGAGGTCAAAACAGTAGGACTTATTAAGTGAAGGCAAACTAAGCAGATAATACCCATCTTTTTCATTGTACCCAGCAGCAATCTCATCATAGCTGCCATCAATGCTTTCAAGGCTACTAACGTCAGCTAACAACGAGTCTCTAACATTCTTGCTTAAGTCGTTTAACGGTGCAGACTTCTCAGAGATTACCCGACCAAGACTACGAATACCAGAATCAGAAAGAAACAGAATGTCGCTGCCCATGTGAACAACAGAGTCTCTCGCAATGCAACCAACTCCTAAGATAATATCCGATAGAGTCATTGTGGAGGGATCATCTGCGCCATCATACAAGATGATAGTTTTATCACAGAAGATCACTAACTTGTTATTGAAACTAGCTAATGCTACACCGGGCCTGACACCATCTGCATAGACTGTATGAAGGTCTAAGGAGCCAGCAGAGCCGCCTGTCCAAGCCTCACCGATTAACAAATCAGACCACTTCAGAGTTGTCTTGTCAGTGAGTGTGTCAATAGTCCATAGACGACCATAAGCGGCTAGAACTTCATTCGCTTCTTGGACGGTCCCTGTGTACGCTCCAGCAGTATCAATATCAACACAAGTAGAGCCGTCATAGACAATTGGGCTGTTTCCTCGCTGAAAGAAATAAACCTTACTATTGAAGTTAACTGCTTTCCAGTTTGCAGCAGACCACAAAGGGCTTGAATAAATCTGTGCAGCAGTGCCGCCAGCATCAACACTATACAGGTAACCACCAGGAACAGCTAAGATGAGTTCAACATCACCGATAGAATTGATGTACTCATGCACTAAGCGTACACCATTCTCATTGATAATCTCATCAGCAGCAATGAAGCGTTCCCATCCCTTACGAGCAGCTAAACGTCCTGACTGGTCAATAACTACATTGTTGGCTTCTAAACAGAACTTAGGGTCTAAGCCTGTGGGGCTATCTTGGGTGTTCAGTCCGTAGAAGCCAGGAGCACCTAAGTTAATTGGGATTAGACTGGCACCCATACCGTAGCCTCCGGTGTTCGTGCAGCATCCTGTGAAATAGCATCAGCTAAGGTCTTCAGATAAAGCCTTTCTTGAATCTCCGCAGCCCTGCCTTGATCTTCGCCACGTTCATTGATGGCTTTCAAGTGTGCCAATTGTAGCACAGGGTCTTTAGGGATGTAGAGTTTTTCAGTCCCTGTAGTGAAGTCTTCTTGAGGATTGATGACATAGAATGTTAAAGACTCTACAGCATCCGGCAGAGGATACAGGCGGACAGTTAAGGTTCCCGACGTAGTATCGTTCTGTGTGTAGTCATAGTGTGTAGGAGACTGACTTACTACCGTAGTTACTGCTAACTGGTTATTGATCCACCGGCTATCGGGTAAGTCAATAAGACGCCATTTCTTAGTTGTGTTGAAGGCTTCTAAAACCCGAGTTCGACTGTGTGAACCTGTTAAGTCATAGTCTCGTTGTCCAATTACTGTAGGAACAACAATACTGGTCTTTAAAGCATTCCACTGCCAAGCATCTTCAACTTCTCTGCGAGCTTCATTAACAAAGATCCCAATGAGTTCAGCATATGACGTTTCAGTTACTGTAGCAACAGTATCTTCACGAAGACGTTTAAGGACTCCGTTAACTAATTCTAAATATGTTGCGTTAGCCATTACAGAATCCTTATGTGGGCAACAATCCAGTCCCAAGTAGCACCAAGACCAGCTAAGAAGGCAATCAAAGCAGCTACTAACTTTGCAGCAGTCTTACCCTGATTCAACACACCCATTAACTCTTCAATGTGTTTAGTCTGTTCTTTGAAGTTACTTGCTAGGGTGTCATATTTCTCTTCTCTAACCGCTTGGTCAATAACTACAGCAGTGATCTTCTTATCTAATTCTTCCAGTCGATTTAATACTTCCCTAATTAGTTCATTAGCTTCGGTCATAGTCCATCTGAGACATCCCCAGGAGGAGTAGGCCACACCATGTTAGTTAAAGGATCGCTAGTTACCTTTGCAGTGTTCCAGTTAGCCCGTAAGTCAGCCCGATAGGTTGCCCAAGCAGTCTTCTTAGCACCACTGATAGGAGCATCAGACACCTGTGTCCAGTCAGTAGCACGAAGTTCTTGACGGACTAGTTCTCTACAGGATGCACGAGACTCTTGCGTATCACGTTGACTCTTTGACACCAGAGCACCAGTGTCTTTGTCGATCACGTCGTCAGGCTCGATAGCCGGGTCAGTGATCTGCACAAACCGTGGACCAGCCTGTGCAGCATCCTGTGCGGTCAATCGAGTAATGGAGATAACTTTCCCATTAGGTTTGATGAAGGCATATTTCTTAGCCATATTAATCCTTACCAAGTAATAACACGAACCCAGCCCCCACCACCAGCACCACCAGCACCAGAAGCATTAGCGGCAGGACAACCACCTCCACCACCACCTCCACAACCAACTCCACCAGCACCACCAGCACCACCATTACCTGCACTACCGGCTCCACCGCCACCTCCTCCAGTGCCTGCTAAGCGTTTATAGGTTGATGTGGTTCCGGCTGTACCAGCAACACCTGTTGCTCCTGTGGCACCATTAGCGCCTCCGCCACCTTTAGACATGCTCGGGGTTCCAGAGTGTCCACCCTCAGCCCCTGCAAAGCCTGTAACTCCATCCCAAGCACCTCCACCGCCTCCACCAGCACCGCCTAAGTAGCTTCCACCACCGTTACTAGAAGCCCCTGTAGTGGTTCCTGCACCACCTGAGCCACCACCGGAATAGGCGCTAAAGCTAGCCGATGTAGAACCACCTGCTCCACCACCCAGTGTTGTGCAAGTTGCTCCTGTAGTGCCTAACGGCGCTCCTCCAATACTTGAAGAAGTAGAACCACCACCACCAGAGCCACTAATAGAGCCCCCGGCACCTCCCGAATAGGCAGCATTTGTCGAGGGGCCTGGAGCACCACCACCACCAAAAGCTTTTAATAACTCCGCAGTACCAAAAATACTCGGAGAACCACTAGACCCTTGATTACCAGACGCACCTGTAGCAGAAGCACCTCCTGCTCCACCTGTACCAGCCGTTACAATCTCTGTAGCGCCTAAATCACTAGCCCGGAACCAAGCACTATTATAAGCACCACCACCTCCACCACAACCGGCAACACCGGCTGCATTGCTTCGGCCTGAAGAACCTCCGCCGCCAGCACCTACCATCTCTACAAAGACCCAACTAGCCTGTGCAGGTTTGATCCACGGAAAACCTGTACCGGCTGAAGGGCTCTCTTGGATGTTGATAGGACGACCTAAAGTAACAACAGTGCCGCTAATATTCTTAGTATAAAGAATCCTATCAGTAGTGTTTACGGCTAATTCGCCATGAGTTAACTGACCCGCTGTAGGTGCGGCACCAGTAGTAGAATTATTCTTTGTAAGAATAGTCGGCATTTACACCTCATTACTTAGTAGGCTTCTCAGCTTTCTTAGGCTGAAAGCCTTTGTATTCATTGTAAACATCTTCAGAAACTTCTTTGTAGTCTCCCACTTGATTACGGATATCTCGAATATCAAGTTCTAAATCAAACTTAAGAACTACTTTAGAATTTACATCTTGAAAATATGCAGGCATTTAATGACCTTTGTAAGCTAGGATGCCCCCGAAGGGGCTCCAAAGTCTAATTAGAAAACAGGACGACCAATGACCATCTTCAGAGCACCCGATGCCATATCAGCAGTGACACCAGTACCGGCAATGATAGCCAGCACAACAGTATTAGCAGCAGTAACACGGGCACGAATGATCGGACTAGCAGCAACCTCTGTAGACAGCGACAAACCAATAACCATGTCACCGACAGCAACACCCGGAACCGTAATGGTGTCCGAAGTTGTCTGAGCACCAGCAGCAGCCGATGCAGGATCCCATGTAGCGTTCACTGTCCAGATTTCCGAGAAAACTCCCGGAAACTGCTCAGGCCCTCGCTTATGTGTAACACTTGTAGCAGCAGCCATAATAGCTCCTATAATAACTCTAAAGGGCTGTTTAGGCCCTCTAGAGTAGGTTAATTAACTATTAAGCCGGCACAACCAGAGCGTAGTACGCAGCACCGTTGGGGTCCGTAATAATCGAGCTAGTACGGATACCTTTAACACCATAAATGGTATCAGCGGTGTAGAGCGTAGCCAGGTACTCTTGCTTGTACTGCGTCTGACTGCGGATGTTTTGCTGCATAGCCAGTACTAAGGCGTCTTCATGGAACATTAACGCAACACGCGGTTTAGTGCCCGACGCAACGTCAGCAGTGTCACAGGCAGTCGTCACAAACACGTCCATGCCATAGACATTACCGATTTGACCGTTACGGATGGTGTTACCGCTAGCCGACTCACCAACGAAGGCTTGTTCAGTAAAACGCGACAGACCCATTAACGTATTGCGGCTCGACGGAGGGACGACTAAGTGACGACCATCCATCGGCACATCAGCGTCATCAAGACGCTGGATAACCCGACGAATACCCGCATCGGTCAACGCCGAAGCATTGCCAGTCGAAGCCGACGTATACGCAGTAGCACCATCACCACCAATATAGGCAGCCGCGTAGGCATCTTGTGCATCAACACCAGCATCTGTACCGCCAAAGGCAACACGACCCAGCTTGATCAGATCACGGTCAATCTGCTTAGCTAACTGATAGCCAGCATCGGCAGTGTAGAACTGACGAGCACTGTTCAGGGCTTGAACAGCAGCGAAGTCTTCGATGAAGCGCGAATACTCGTAGTGTTTGTTAACCACCACATTGATTTCGCTCTCAACGTTCGCCTGAATGGTAACAGCCGTACCAGCAGCCTTTGCATACGCGCTACCACGAAGCGGCATCGGGATATGCATTGTATCACCCTTCTTACCTACGAAGGGCATTTTACGAACTAAGTTACCCATAACCAGTTTAGCTTTGAACGAGGCAATAACCTCATCACTCCAAATCTCAGGAATGAATTTGTCTAAACGAGTCGAGGTAACAATACTTGCTGTGCCGCCAGGATAGGGGGCAGTAGACATAGGCATATAGAATCCTTTGAATTAAATTAGATTAGCGTACACGCCCTTCCGCATATGCAGCATAGATTTCATCACTAAGCTCTTTATAGCGGGAAGGGTTTTGAATTTGCAGACGGATTAGGTCAGCCCGACGATACACCTTACGGCCAACTTCTCCACTGCCACCAGCATCAACAGAGGCTGCATTCAGTTGTCGCTTGCTTTCGTCTTTTAATTGAGCAGCCCCGTCAGAAACAATCTTCTGTTTAGCGGCTTTGAGTTCCTTGAACGTAGTCAATAACTCATCAGCAGCAAGAAAGTCGTATTGTTTATCGGCAGCCTGGAACAATTGTTGACGAATAGGCGAAGCAGTAACAAACTGTGCAAACTCACTATCAGCAATAATGTCTGTATAGTCAGGATGCTTTGAAACCAGTTTTTGCTTGTTAGTCATCCGATCCAACTCTACGGCTTTATCTTGAGCCATTCGGATAGAAGGATGGTTAGCAATAACTTTGTTGACTGTGCTGACTGGATCAGCAAAAAAGTCAATATCGTCAATAGAAGTATTAGTTTCCTGTGGAGCAACTGTGGGCTGGATTTGCCGTTTAATAAGTTGATCTGCTAAAGAACGAACTTCAGCAACTTCATTGGCTTGACGACCAATCAGCTTCTCAGCCTCTTGATGCATCTTAACAATGTCTGCTACCGACTTGCCTTTGTACTTGTCCGGTAACTCAGGTTCCGGGGTAGGCTGTGCAATCTGTTCTTCAACAGCTTCAAACTCGTTTAACGATCCTTCGTTAACATCCATATTAACTAAGTCTTCCATGTTCTTCCTTTTCCTGTCGGCGAACCGATTGTAGGATAATCAAATTAAACTCTTAGGGTCTGTAGGCGTATAAAAGGCTTCTTCCTTCTTACGTTCCCTACCACGTCTACCGGCTTCTTCGTGCTCTCTAGACCATCTGTCCGCCTTAGAAGGGAAGGCACCTGACCAGCCCTCTAACTTGAACTTTGGTGTTGATACCACTCTAATAGCCGGTTCATCACAGGTACGACATAGAATCTCGAAGGTGTCTTTTTCTACAAAGGCTTCGGAAACATGTCCATCCCTACATCGAAAGTCACGCAGCATCTTCATTCGACAATTCCTTGTACGAAGACTCTACCGCGCTTTGCCATCCAATAAACCACTCAAGATTTACTAGTTGTCCTTTGTGATACCACAACACAGACTCTGAACTAATGCCCCTAACTGTGTCGATGTTCTCAGCAATCTCTTTAGCTTTCTCTACCAAGGCTTTGTAGCCTGGAGAACTAAATAGGTCAAACTGATCTTCGTACCACTTTTTATCTGTTTCATCCATAGTGATCCTATTGCGCCAGCATAATTATCAAAAGTTCCTCAATAGAAGTCATTTTGGTTATAAGCGCATCAAATTTGTTGAGAATCTGTTTATGTTCAGTCAGTTCCTCTGTCTTCGTTTCCTGGACAGTTTCCTGAACATCCTCTATTTGGTCGGTTATGGCCTTTAGAGCCTCAATTACGGGAGTTAGGCTTTCAATGTGTGTTTCTAGAGCCTGTGCTTTCTCTTGTGGAGTCTGCTTTGTAAACCGATCACTGAGTAGTTGTCGTGCCGTTTCTTCTGCTTTTAACCATTCCTGAGACTCTACAGCCTTCAGTTTTTTCTTCTGCTTACGGCTTAGGTTCTTTCCAGTGGTCTTTCCACCGCCAGTAGATGGAGCAGCCGGAATAGCGCCGATACCAGTTAAGCGAACATTGTCTAAAGTGGCCGATAACGTACCTGTTACAGCCTGTCCAGCAGTACCAATACCAGCTAACGTTGCAGCGTCTAAGGTGACCGATAAAGTACCCGACCTAGTTACAGCGCCAACACCAGTTAAAGTGACATCAGCCAGTGTAGAAGCTAACGTACCATCACGATTGGTGCCAACAGCAACAGTACCTGCACCGGACAATGTAGCAGCGTCTAAAGTGCTGCTTAGTGTTCCGCTGCGGGTTACACCGCCGATACCGGCAAGCGTTGCTGCGTCTAGCGTTACTGCTAAGGTTCCTGTCTTGTTAGTGACAGCAGCAGTACCAGTACCGGCTAAAGTGACTGCGTCGAGAGTTACTGCTAAGGTTCCAGACCTAGTTACATTGCCAACACCTGTTAACGTTGTCGCGTCTAAAGTGCTGCTTAGCGTGCCTGTGTTGTTGGAGCCACTCGCCAGCGAGTAGAAAACCGGGTCGTTGTCGGCTTCGAATAGTTGCCAGGGGTTGTCGACAATCCGTGCAATCTCAAACGC